CCCCATTGTATTCTGAGATAAGTTGTCTTATGTAATCATTCATAAAACTAAAGGGGTCTGAAAAATCAAACCCCACTATCTTTTATTATTTATTAGAGATCAGCACATTCTCCATCAATATATACAGTTCCTGGTGGGCAATCACCTGGACAATCAACTTGTTTTGAAACCTCTTCAAGTTGTTCATCAATTGAAAGAATAACATCGCGAATTTCAGTTACTCTCTCTGGAACGTAAGATGGATTGTAAGTGTAGTTTTTAGTGTCTACAAACAGTGATTGACGAACTGCTGCTGCTTGACGGGGTGTCATTTCAACAGAAATTTTTTTGCTCATAGGTCTCCCTCAGCACGGTTCTCAGAATAATAAACATCAAAGGAACCACCAGGATAACGCTTTTCCAATTTCTTCACGTTACGGGCAATCACTTCATCAAAAGAAACACCAAGTGCCATACATGCTTGAGCAGCATACCACATCAGATCACCCAGTTCAATAATCAGATGCTCTTTGTTATCTTCATTCCAAGGTTTACCTTGGAAAATCATCTTTTTAATGATTTCAAGAAACTCACCACCTTCAGCATTAATTCCAACACCTGCAGTAAGTAGTCGCTCAATATTGGCACCCTTCTCGTCAAGTTCGACAAGACGATCACTAAGGGCAACAAAATCAGTAGAGGCATCGCTTGTAACAGCATCCACAAATTTTTGATAGCGTTCAAAATCAATATGTTTAGTCATTAAAATTTAAATCCGTCGAATGATTTTTTAGGTTTGTCTTCGTTGTAATTATACTCCTCTTCTTGACCAGAGTCAAGAACATTGTCCTGTGCGGTTTGCTCACAATCATACAAACGCATCTTGGCACGATCAATACCCACAATGAAGCGTTTATTAATAGTAGGATCGTTATAGCGGTTCTTCAACTGCTTTACCATGATCTGTCCAAGTTGTTCAAGCTCCTCAGTAGAGATAAGGGCAAACATAAGATCAGCAGTAGCAGGGAGACCAAAGGACTCACTAGTGTCAGTAATGTCAACATCAGAGCTACCATAACCGCTACGAGTGGTCTGGGTGGCAGATACGATAGGGACCTCGGCTTCGACAGCCAACCCTCTAAGCTCCTCTGCAATAGCTTTAATATAAGAATATGAATTGACAGAAACCCCTGACTTATACCTGCTGGAAGCACATATATTAAGATAATCAATGAAAATAATATCAGGTCTAAATGACTTCTTAAGTGAAAGTTCATTAAGAAGTGCTTTAAAGTGTCCACTGTGTGCAGATGCTGTAGGGTACTCTTTAATAATTAGTTGACCTTGAGTTTTCTTAGAAAGATTTGTTACCTTATTCTCAAATGTGGATTTGGGAAGATCAGTAATATCTTGAATTGGAACATTCAAAAGATTTGCATCAATACGTTCAGCAATCTTTTCCTCTGCCATCTCCATTGTAATGTAAAGTACGTTACGTCCGTTAAGGAGCACGGAGCTAGCCATATGACACATGAAAAGAGACTTACCAACACCTGTCCCAGCAAGAGCGACATTAAGAGTCTTGTTAGGAAGACCACCTTTCGTAATCTTGTTAAAGTACTCAAGATCAAATGGGATCCTATCTTCCTTACGATGATAAGATTCATATCTTTCTTCATAATCCTGTAAGTAGTCATGACCAATATGGTTATCAAAAGAAACTGCTAAAGCATCAGAAAGAATACTAGGAATAGCATCCCTATTCTTATCTTTACTTGCTCCATCAGCAATCCCAATAGATTCCATCAGTGCCAAGTAAATGGCACGATCACGACACCACTTTTCAGTCGTGTCAAGCAACCAATTCTTCTCTACAGGAGCGTCCGTGAGATTTGAAGTAATCTCACGGGTTTCTTTGACCTCCATTTCAGAAAGGTCTGTACGATTCTCTAATTCAATAGAAAGTGCTTCCGTAGTAATGGCAGCACCATATTTAACAATAAACTGAGTGATTTCCTCAAAGATAACTTTTTCGGATCTCTGCTCAAAATAATCAGGTTCAATGAAAGGGATTACCTTCCGAGAGTACTCTTCGTTGAAAACAAGGTTTCGCAGAATAGTTGTCTCAATTCGCTCCATAGGAATAAATCTGTTTCGCGGCAGCATCAAGTTGCTGCATTACTTCAGGGGTAAAATAAGTCTCAGGGTCTTTCAGAATTGCTTTCGCATAAACTTTCTTCCCATCCATTTCATAGCGTCCTGCTACGTTCTTCCACATTCCAGCAGATTCACCGAGTTCAAGGAGACCATAATATCGGTCAAGACCACGTTCATCATAATACAAACGCACTGTAACATCTTGATTTTCCTTACTTAAACGCGACTTAGCAGTCTTTGCTTTGATAAGGTTTCCAACGATTTCTGTTCCATCCTTTTCCTTCTTCTTAGAAAGATGAATAATCGTGGACGCCGCATACTTAAGACCACTGCCGCCACCCATCTCTTTGGTTGGAACGTAAGCACCGATGACATCGTAAGTGTGGTTAGTAACGATCATAGGAATGTTTGCTTGACCCAACTTGAGAGTGAGCATACGGAACGCACCTTTGATAAGTTGGGATTTGGTCATGTCCCGAACTTGCTTATCGTTAAGAGCGTCAGTAATTTCTTTCTCAGTGGAGAGCATCCCCAAAGAGTCTAGCACAAACATCACTGGTTTGCGTTCTTCTTCAGGTTTCTTTTGGTATAGATCCACTGCTTTGAGTGCTTTGCTACGAAACTCCTCAACAGTGACAACATTTACCACTACCACGCGATCAAGAGGTAATCCTCTGCTTTCAAGAAGAGACTTATTAACTGCTGCCTCTGTATCAAAGTATAGACAATACCCATCAGGATTAGCATCAAGGAAATTTTTGACAACAGCGAGAGAGAAAAAAGTTTTTCCAGTGCTAGACTCGCCAGCAATAGCAGTAATCTTATTCCCAGATACACCACCAAATATACTACCTGAGCAAAGGGCGTTAAAGATGTACGAACCCGTGTCAACGTATCTTTCAGTGTCGTCAATATCGGCGGCGAGTTTTGTATAGTCATCACCAATTTCTTTTACAATTTCTTTCAAAAAGTCCATCAAGCAACCATCCCGTATTCTTCACGAAGAATTTTTTTATAAGGCAGGTCCTGCTCTCGCAGTTCCTTCACAAGTTTTAGTTTTTGATACAAAGCAGTATCACCCCCAAGAGTCATTGCTTTTACGATAGTAGCAAGCTCATTGTCGTTAATAGGCAGATCCATTAAAAGAAGAAAGATTCTAGGTTTACAGTTTTTTCAACGTTCCATCCAATGGCATCTAGGATTGCCTTGAGTGGTTCTACAAAACTCTTTTCGAATTGTAGGTCATAGTCAATGTACTTGTCAAGACCAAGTTCGCTAGGAAAGTCTTGAATAAAAGAGATGACATTCTCTTGGATAATATTAGGTTTCTTTAAATACAGAAACTTAATTTTTTCCCCATTGTTGATAAGTGAATATTTATTAGTGAGTTTTTTCTCTTTGATATAGTAATTAAAGAGAAGTGCACCACGACAATGAATAGGTGTACCCTTTGCGTAAATGTTTGAATGTGATCGGTATTTTACAACATCAGATACAGAACGAGGGAATGCAATATCTTCTGGAGGAAGTTTCTTAAACTCTGAACGACATTTGTCAATGAATTGAATTACATCATCCTCTGTACTATTCATCATTAACTTGAGACCATCCTTAATCATTTTGCGGCATGGTGCAGGTGTTGAGGATTTAACTGCCTCAATACCCATCATCTTCAGTTTTGGTTCATCATAACGAACACCTTCACTGTCCCACACATTAAGGATGTATCGCTTTTTCGCAGTCCAAATACCACGTTCAGCAATATTCTCACGCTTCATGAACATCTTCTGATCATAAGCGTTCACATAGGTCGCCAATTCTTGGTAGCAACGGTCAATATATTTTTCAAGTTCCACCTCACAGACCTTATTAAGGAACGAGACAATGCTTTCAGTAGTTTTCTCTCTTCCCTTGTATACACTTTCAACCAAAGGACCCATATTAAGATAAATGGAATCGGTATCAGAAGCAATAACATAATCTTTATCCTCAGTTTTAAGTACCTTATTCAGATACTTATTCATTCTATTCTCAATCCAGCGGATTGATACCTGACCAGAGAGAGTAATCGCCTCCGCATTGGCAAGCTTATAGTACCTGAAATATTGATTGCCAATAGCACCATAAGCACTGTTAAGTTGAATCTTACGCGCCATCTGGATGTTGTTACACCTTGCAATCTCTTTCTCAAGATCCTTAGTTGGTGTCTTTTCATATTCTTGCTTTGCAGCAAGCATTTTCTTTTTAAATACAGTACGATCCTTATAGATTTTCTCCATAAGTTCTGGCAAAAATCCACGTACATCTTTGCGATACATTGCACCATTGGCACAGACCGCATTATCTTTATAGAGTTCAAAATTTATTTCTTCATTAAGAATTCTATCAACCGTAGTCGCTGGATGTCTCTCCTCCAAGAGCGTTTCGGGAGAGATGTTGTACTGCATAATAAGATGAGGGTACAAGCTATTAAGGTCGAAAGACACAACCCAATCATACTTTCCAGGAATCGGTTCCTTGACATACGCTCCCGCATACTTAGAGTCTTTGTCGGATCGTACAATAGGAGGAATAACAATATTCCTCTTCTTTAAGTAGTTATAAATGATTGTGTCCCACATCCGAACCTGCGAGAAGACATCTGCATAATTTGCCTTAGCGTCATATGCCATAACGATTGCAAGTTCAATGAGTTTCATCTTGTCTTCCATACGGTCAACAAGTTCCACGTCAATGATGTTGTATTCTACAAACTTTTGCCATCCGTTGGTGTAGAAGTCTTTGAATGTGTCAAACTCTGAGTGGTCAAGTTTTTTCTGTCCAAGTTCAACGCTTGCAATATAGTCAAGTCTGTAAGATTCTTGCGCTTTATAAGTAAACTTCTTATATAAGTTAAGATAATCAAGTTGAGTAATGCCACCAACATCATAGGAAATATGCTTCCGTCCAGCAATAAATGTTTCCTTTTCTGTAACCAATCCCCAAGGTGAGAGACGTTTCATCAACTTCTCACCCAAAATTCTATCAATACGCCGTACCAGATATGGCATATCATATAGTTCACTATTCCAACCAGTAACAACCTCAGGAGTATTCTCCTCAATCATCCACCAGTTAATAAAGTCACTCAGGAGCTCATGCTCAGTTCTGAACCCTTTATAGATGACATTCGGTTGTTTGTTATTGAAGGGTCCTTGACCCCAGGTGCGGATCTGTTTGGTAGTATAGTCCTGCACGGTGATGAGGAGAACTTCCTCAGCGGCAGATTCAACATCTGGGAATCCATTCTCTGATTTGACCTCAATATCAA